TGTCCCACCGCTTTCAACGGTTAATGTAACACCAGAAGCCACAGTAAACGGACCAGTTACGTTGGCGTTCTCTGTAGCTAGGATGGTTGTATTTGCTGTAAGGGATTGTGCGTTAGTACGGAATAGTCCACCAGCCTTGAAGTTACCTTTGTTCTCAGCGGGTGGTGCAATTGTACCAGCTTGGGGTGCTAGGTAATTTACAAAGATGTTGCCTGTACCAGCAGAAGGGGCAGCAGTAAATGTAAGTGTAGTGCCATCAGGAATAGTGTAGGCTGCTGTGTCTTGCACAACACCATCAACCGACACCAGTACATCCTGCACAGAGGATACTGTTGTAGTTAATGTAAATGTGGTATCGCTACCGTCCCCGTTAAACCTTTGTACAGCTTTGGTAGCCTGATAAGACCCCGGAACTTTTTGACCTATATACGGCATTGACCATCCTTATGAACTAATCGTGTCTACGACAGATACCCAAACATCTGCGCTATTCGCAGTGTCGCTCTTCACATTAAGTATATCACCAGACTGCATCACAATCTTTGCACCGCCATCCAAGACCTGTAAGGCTGAACCCACTGGAATTGGGGCAGCCTTGATAATATAGTAATCAGCAGTAGCACCAGCCCCAGTAATATATACATCCATTAGAATCTGAGTGGTTGTCACATTGGCAATGTTAATCCCTATAAGAGCATCATCAGAGTTCGCAGTTCGTAAAGCGACTTCACTCGCACCTACGTTCCTAGCGATATTTCTTTCAAAGTCCTGTGCCATACTCTACTCCTTAAAGGGCAATCGCCATAGCCACTGCGAACCCGGCGGTTGCACCAGTGGATGGTAAATTAGTTAACTGTGACCCATCCACCCCCGGCAATCTAGCCGAGCCGTCAAGTATAACTATTTTATTTGCTGATGTGCCTGTATCTATTCTAGCCACTGGAACCGTTCCAGAAGCTACGTTGCTGCCGTTCAAAGCAGTTAGCGCACTTCCATTCGCAGCGACTATATTACCACTAGCATCTAGGAAAGACATTTTTTCCGCAGGCAGTGTGCAGAAAATAGTTCTTGTACCAGATCCCCAGTTAACAGCGTTATCACTATTGCTAGACTGAAGTATAGTTGTTCTAGCTAATGTCGTGCCAGAAGAGGTGTATGTTCCAATGCCTACTTCAAAGTTTGTACCATCACTGCACCCGTAATATGTGGTGTTTCCGTTGCCCACACTTGCAAAAGTCTCAAAGCTGGCTACTGCGCCAGCCAAGCTATAGGTGCCTGTGCCTGTCGTGGTGGTCGTTTCTTTTACTCGGTCTTTAAGAACAAGTGCCATATTAGTTCAACTGAATACTTAAATTACCAGCGTTAATGCGGAAGATATCACCAGAGGCAATTGTCTTACTTGCATCAAGAGCGCCAATAAAGTAAATATCTCCACTGCTGGCTGCACTGGCAATAAAGACATGCGTGATTGTATTGTTCGTGCCACCAGAGGCTGGAAACTCAATCTGCGTTGTTGTAGCTATCTGAGCATCTGTACTAGCTGATGGAACAGTCCATGTTGAAGCTGCCTTTTGCTGTCTAGCGTAGTTTGTAAAGTTAGCTTCTGTAACTGTGGTTTCACTACCTGATGCGACAGCGGTAGCTAGACCGACATAGATTGCATCGCCGGGTGATGAAAAAGAACCAGCATTATTTTTGAACAAGAAGTTAAGTAACTTGTTCTCCAAAAAGGTGGTTGCTGCATTTGATGTTGCCATCGTCTTTTACTCCTTATGAACGTGGCCTATCAGGTAGACCTCTCCTGTAGGCATCAGTGTTCTCTCTAGCTTCTGCCAAATCCTTTAGTCGTTGAACTTCTTGCATGAACCGCTGCTCGTACAACTGCATCATGTCTGCTTCGCCCTTCATGTAAGTATACGCTTCAACGAGTGCACCGTAAAGAAGGGCGTTAGGTGCATTAGTACTGACCCAAGTAGTTTGACTATCCGCTCCCGGAGAAGCGGTAATGCTGGCAGGTCTGTAAAAATAATGTAATTCTACTGTATACGCTGCATCTGGCGTGGGTCCTACAATGATATTGCTTACGTCGAATATACCATAGTATTGAGGAACCGAAGTCTGAGCATAATCTGTGCTGTACTGTTGTACTAGATTAACGTCTTTAATTTTTAGAAAGTCTTCCTTATCCGCAGTAGTAATACGAAGAGAGAAAGGAGCCAAGAAGTCACTTGGAAGTGTTAAAAAAGGATCGTTCGCTGACAGTGCCGATGTAGCGTTCTTCCTGAAAAACTCTAGGTCAACAAGCGTAAAGATTCTGTCTTCAGCACCTCGTATAAAAACAGGCAGATTTGTGACGAAAGTAGTCTCGTCATTTTCAGTATAATCCTGAATAGCTGTCTTTATTTCTCCGTATGTAAATGCCATCTATACCCCCAACGAAACCGGACCTGCGGTGGCCTTGCCACCACCTCCGCGTTGATTACCTATAATTGAACTATTCGTCACGGAGACAGTATAAGTATTAACATCTACCACCGTAATTGTATAGCCAGCGGCAGCTTCTAATGTCGCTTTAGAAAATCCATCGAAACCTGCAACAGACCTAAACCTGACAGTTGAACCCGATCCTCTGCCATGATTTAACTCATAAACTGTTAAATTAGCCGGGCCACCTCCAGTGGTGCTGTGAGCAGACACCACAGAAATAGTGTTACCCATAGCGTTTCCATGCACAGTGCAATAATAACTCAATGAGCTAGGTGTATTTGCATCTACAACAATAGCAACAGTTGCACCGGAAGCACCCGCACTTCCACTTGCAGTGACACCTGTTGAATAAGAACTACCAGAACTATCCTTAAACCTTAAGGGATGTCCTGATACCGTATTGTCTGACACATCAAAAGTGTACGTTATTCCTCGGGTAAGAGTTAACACGGGGTTGTTCTCACCACCAAGTACAAATACATTTGCGCCACTAACCGACGCGACAGTTACAGGTATGGTTACGGCAGAAGAAGTTTCAACTGAAATTATGTTGCCCATACCGTTTCCGTGAGTAGTACAGTAATATCTAAGTAAACTAGGAGTAGTTCCATCTACCACAAGAGTAACAGTAGCTCCAGTGCTTCCCGGGGTGCCGCTAGAGGTAACCCCCGTTGCGTAAGAATTACCCGAACTGTCTTTAAAGCGTAAAGGATGTGATCCTGCGGTGCCGTTAGACACATCAAAAATATATGTAGTGCCCCTGTTTAAAGTCAGGGTTGGTTTATTCACTCCGTCAAGAACAAAAATATTATCTCCGCTAACTTGAGTAACAGTAACAACAATAGTTACAGTAACGGGATTAGGGGCAGGGGTTTCAAACGAGTTTAACGGCAGCAGTCGTTCCACAAGAACTTCATTCCGCTGGTCTGGTCTTGGGTCGCGTAAAGTTTCAGAATCCGTAGTTGTTTTCGGAGGCTCTAACTGTGGCTGTTTTTCTTCATACTCGTCCGGTCCTACTTTAAGACCGTTCCACTCAACAAGCATGTCGCTCAATCTGTACCTAAATCCAGACCTGTCTGAGTAACCCCATGCTTTTGATCCTGCTGCGTATCTAGCCATTAATTCACTCTAAGATAGGAAATACTAGGTTGTAGCTTTAAAGAAACCCTGTTTGTATCTTCATCTGCGGCTCGTTGAAACTCTTCCTCATAAACACTTTTTAACAATTGTATCCGATCTGGTGCTTTTTTCATCGATACATAATACGCCACACCAGCCACAAGACATGGCAAGAAGCGATAAGGTGCATCAGCTATGTTAGCTAGATCTTTGGCATCCTCAATCCTGTCTACATAATTGTATACAAAAACCTGCGTTGCATCATCTGGTGAAGGCCACAAGCTAACCGTTGGTGTTGTCTGACGGTTGTAATAAAACTGAGTTGGTCTTCCGTTAGTTGTTTTGCTAGGGATGGCTAAGTACTCTGTCCTAGATACCCTCGACACAGGCAAGTCGCTGGTGACACCCGTGATAGCTACAGAACTTGTTAAAAATATTCTTGTGGAAACCCCACCTACAGCAGCCGTGTGAGCTACTGCCGTGGTAGAGTTTGATGCACGAGTTACTGTTAAAACTTTTGTAGTTGTGTTAATCGCCGTTACCGTCATCTGCTCATGTTCTATTCTTATGACATCATCCACAGTAATCGAGCTAACATCCTCAACAGTAACAGCAGTTGCGATGTTTGTTATGTCGGCGCTAAGAGTGGTCAAGTTTCGGAAAGTTCTGATGATGCCCTCCAGTATGTCAGACTGACTTGCCGAAACGCTGTATGTCTCCTGATTAACATTTAAGTTAATAGTGCCTTCTTTTATCGTCCACATATTAAGACCACGGTTCGCCCAATCGGCAAACATCAGGTTCATAGAACGCTTTGCAGTCCTCATGTCGTAGCCCGTGCGAACCTCAAGACCGCATCTTTCGTATGCTTCCTCAATTATCTCGGCTACATCAAGGTTAAAAACCCGAACCCCGGAAGTAGTAAACGGCATTTACTTTTTCCTTTTCAATGACTTAACTCTTCGCGGCTTACCCGCTGGTTGACCTAGACGCTTCTTCTGCGATATTCTACTACGTTTTTCCGCTGCTGTCATTTCTTTGGATGTCTTGGGGGTCTTAGCAGAAACCCGCTTTGAGGGGCGGCAATATGGAGTACCCCGTTTTTCACCCTTGCCACGCCCACACGCTTTCCCCGTGGAAACGTCTTTCCAGTCCTCTTTGAACCACCGTTTAAGGGCCGCTCCCTTTTTAGTCTTTCGTACTGCCATATCTCATCCATACCTACTGAATAACTGCGAACAAATAAACAAACAAACCAATAGAAACAACTATAATACTAGCAACAAGAACAATTTGCTTCATCATCTCTTCAAATTCTCTGGACTCTTGTAGCTTTTTCCTACGCTCTGCCGCCGCAGCCTCTTTTGCCTCTAGTATCCTTTTTTGTCTTTCTTCTAAAATATTCTTCCATGTATCCGGCCCGAAGCGCATATTCACCATAGTAGCTACTTCTTGTAGCTTTTCCGCTGCTAACTTAGCATCGATCATTTCACGAGCAACAGACTCTACACCAAACTGATCTGTCAGCCCAACGCCAGATTTTTTATTCCTAGCCTCGTTTACCTGCTTTTGACCTGTAAACAAAGCATCTATCTGACCCGCAATAGCTCCTACATCATTCGCGGTCCCAATGGCACTTTTAATTCCAGCAACAGCACTCTGAACTAAAGCTATACCAGCCAGCGCCGTTGATATTGGTTCCATAACTATCTCTTTGGTACAGGTTTACAAATCGCATGCATCTTCAATCTTTTGCCATCGCCCGTAGGAACAGGAGATTGTCTTGAAAGTCTGGACGAAAAGTATAAACATCGGTCCATATCTCTAAATCGTTGTGTGTTGTCAATTAACTTACCATTCAAATATACAGCCAGAACAAACTCAATCACTACCTTAGAACTACAGGACCGCTATCAATATATTTTGGTTGTGCGGTACTTAAATGTTCCTCCCTTTGCTTTTTTCTTGCTGTTTCCCCAGTTGGCTGCGCCAACTTTACGACATTTGGCGATTGCCCCGCTTGCATACGCTGACGGGAAGACCTTATATCGTCGCTTGACTTTCGAGTAACAGGCATCCTTTGAGCCTCCTTTGCTAGTTTGTTTCGACATTGTACCTCGCGAGATCGCCATGCTTACTCTCCAAAAAATCATCCCATAACACAGTCAACATTTTATGGTTCTCCGTGACTTTCACATTAACCACTGCAACGTCAGTCTTTAAATCTGTAACAGACATACCGATCCATCCGCAAAAGCCTAACAAGGCTACAATAAATATCTTATTGTCCATTAGCACTTCCATCTACGTCTGGCAGCGCAAATACGCTTCTTGGGAGTTTTCTTGCAGCTAATGTTATGCATTTTCATTTGCCCTGCTGATCTAGAACAGTAAGACTTTTTGCGCTTGCCGCCTCCGGGCTGCGGGGCCTTTAACTTAGACCCCGTCGCTCGGTTGTACTTAGCTCTTCCTTTGGCAGTAAGACCAGCACCTTTCGACGCGGGAAGTTTCTCCCCGCGTTTTACTGAAAGACTAACTGCTTTCTTTTTTCTCGCTGCCATAGCGGCTACGCAAGCATAATAGTTAAAATGCCACCCGTTCCAGTGAACACTGCGTGAACAGCATTTTCGGCAATTATACCGTCGTCGGGGATGTAAACTTCGTTATACCCAGCAGGAAAAGCACCTGTGAGTAAAGTTGCACCACCATTACCATTAGTAATAGTGAAGGTTATTGCTCCTGTTGCAAATATCCCAAACGCTCTGATTCTTGCTCTACCGTTAAAGATAGTAGTACCAGAGTTAGCTACAGCTAGTGTAAAGGCTCTTATTGGACCTGCCATTCTAGCCTCCTATGCTGCTGTTGCATCTGACAAGCCATTGGCCTGCATATAAGTGAATGTCACAGTAATTTGACCCGTGGTAGCAGTACCCCCAGCAGATATTAATGTAGCTGTGATCTGGGTGTCAGAATCAAAACGGTCTGCTTCATCCAAAGCACCATTTGCTATAGACGAGGTTTCGCCAAGAGCTTTTACGTTAGTGTTTGCAATTAGATACTGAGCCGAGCCCGTCTTACCCACGGAAACAGTCGCGTTACCCGCAGCGTCGCTAACTACAGCCACTCTTATTGTGACGCTGAGTAGCTGTGATTGATTTGGAATGACACCGACATTGTAAGTAGTTGTTCCTACACCTACCGCAGCAGAGATCATAATAGATTGCGACATCACAACTTGACCAATGTTAGCCACGTTTGTGCCTACAATGGTTCCTGTTGTGCTTTTAATTGTACCAGCCCGAACGGGGCCTGAAAAAGTTGTATTAGCCACGTTAGTCTCCTACTATGCGAGGTTATTGTTCTGCTGATACAGAATAGTAAAGCGAACAAGACCTGCGTTTGTTGCAGCAGAAGCTGTCGCAGTCAAACGAATGTCTGCTACACCTGTGTCCTGCCAAGCTAATGCACCACCTGCCTGAGTTGTCGGGTAAACCCGACCAGCAGCAGTCCCACTTCCGAAAGTGTTTAAAATTGTCGCTGCACCGCCCACAGTATCACCGATACTAAGATTGGTTGCTCCACTTGCTGCGGTAATAATGTCAATCACGCAGTCAATAATTTGAGAGTTTGCAGGGATAACAACATCAGTAACCTGCGCTGCAACTGCACCGCCGGAAAGATCTAATGAAAAAGTCTGAGCCATAACAACTTGACCCACGTTTGCAACGCTAGAGCCAAGAACCGTGCCTGTTGTGTTCTTAATAGTTCCGGCCTTAATAGGACCAGAGAAAGTAGTAGTAGCCATTTAAGTCTCCTGTCGTGGCTAGTGTCAACCGCCCAATGCAGTTGTCAGGAATAAAACATTGTACAATAAAAAAGGGCAGCATGGAAGCCGCCCTTTAATATCATTTTGCCTACACTTACGCGCCCGGTGAACCGAACACTGCGCGAGGATCTGAAAAGCCGAAGCTGTAACGCTCACGAGCTTTGTACCGCATGTTGCCAGTGTCGAAGTCTGGGTCCATTGCAGTTGACAGAGCCATACGCTCAAAGTGCTTAAAGCCGTTTGGCGCATCAGTCTTGATGAAGAATGCATCTGCATCAGTTAGGAAGTCGTTGACTACATAACCGTTTGGAAGCATGCCTGAAGACTTGATTGCGTTTGTGTCGTTGTCGGCTGTTCCAACCCGGAGGTTAGAGACAAGCAGACGCTCGGCAACAAACTGAAGCTGGCGAGGAACGATAAGCTTCATGCCTTTAAGGGCAATGATCAAACCGCGCTCATCAACAAATCCAGCAATGCTGATCAGTGAATCTTCCAAAGAAGTTTCGTTAAGATCAGCGGCAGTCACTGGCTCATTGTTGAATGTGCCACCATTCGTAAGCGGGTGGTTAGCGTCGCAGAGAGCAACACCGTCACCACCAGCGAAAGCGCCAGCGGCAAATGCATTGTTAAGAACTGCGGCAGCTTTAACCTGCTTCGTGTGTGCCATTGAACGAGCAAGGGCACGAGTGTACCGAGAAGCAAGACGATCGTAAAGATTGTCCTCAACTGCTTCTTCAGTGATTGAGAAGGCCATTGCCACTGTCTCGTGGTTGTAACGAGCAGTGTAAGCTTCGTTGGCATCGTCAAAACTGACACCTGTGCCTTCACCCTTTACAGGTGCTGCACCGAAACCTGACAGCATCACCTCTTCTTCAAACGCCCGGTCAGAAGACTCGGTGTCAAAGATTTCAGCATGCTGACCTTCGTATCGGTCATATTCCATTCCAAAGAGAGCATTTAGACCGGGCTCTAGTTCTTTGGCAAGTTGTGCGCGAGAAATAGCCATTATCTAACTCCCTATGAAATTGCCGCTTCAGAATCGGCCTGAAGCAATGCATGGTTGTTGATCATCACAATCATAGGAATACCTGCGGATGCGAAGTCCTCGTTGTCTACATCGTCTAAAATTCCTACGATCTTCAATGGAAGAGATAGGTTAGATGAATCAAGAGTACCTACATCCATCTTTGCAGATGAAATTCCTGTGGTTGTACTTCCACTTGCTCCGCTATCGAAACGAGAGTTCTCGAAGATAGCTGCTTGAGCCGTTGCTAAATCTGTAAATGATGCATCAGTAGCAACGATGAAGCGTTGAAGTGGGTTGTCATACACATACCCTGTGATTGGGAATGATGTATTTGCACTTCCTGAACCGGGCCAATTATTTGAAAAAGTCTTTTTTCCGGTAGAGGCTGAAACGAATTCACACCCTTGGAACACACCAACAAATGCTACAGTATCCCCTGTGGCAGAGCCCACAACGATGGAACCACCGTTGTCACACTTTACCGCAGTTCCCTGAAACATTGCTGAAGCTGTAGCACCAATAGGATATGCATTCACACCACTTGTAGCTGGAGTGCTACCAGCAGTGTTAATCGGCTTGAGGCCGAAGGCAACATTGACGTTTGCCATTGCTTACTCCTTGTTTTGTAGAAGGTCAGCCATCTGACTTACCTCCGAATGATACACGGCTTTTCCTATCCGAATGAATAGGCATTGAGGGATGTTGTTCCCTCATCAGGCTTTGGTCCACGGCTTCCATTTGTTGGCGGGTCTGCTCCCGATAGTATTCAGTTCGCTCTTCTACCGTTTCCTCTGGGATACGAGCAAGCATTAAGCCACCTACTCCTATTACACCTGCATGCTGACCATCATCGATAGTTGGATACTTACCAGCCATCTCAGGATATTCGTCAGCCCTTACAGGCTCCCAACCTTCCCGAAGCTTGGAGTTTACATTCATCTTGTCATCTTCACCACGAAGTGATGTACGAATCCAACGATGCTTGTAACCGTCCGGTGCTTTGGGTGCCTCCAACTTTGAAGGCGGTGCCCAAGGCTTGCGCCGCTGGGTCTTAGCGCGAGTTGTCGCTTCGCGTGGCGTTCTTGTAGAATCAGTCATCTCTTACTCCTTAACATACTTAGCATATTCTTCGAGCGGAACATTTAACCTTTTCGCTATT